GCACGAGTTTGAGCAAGAAAAAATTGAGTTGCTAGATAGTTTACAAAAGCATGTTCGTAAACTCATGGGTGACACACCAATCAATCTGAATAGTCCAGAACAATTATCTTGGGTTATTTATGGTCGTAGAGTTCTCGACAAAATATATTGGGCAACAGCAATTGATCCGTATATGAAAGATGCAGAGTTTCGTAGCCTTGTATCGGGTGGAACAGAAAGGTTGAAGAAAACTAAAGCAGAACAATGTGGTGAATGCACAGGAACTGGATACATTCGTAAAATGAAAAAGGATGGAACACCGTATTCAAAGCCTAATAGGTGTCCTTCATGTGACACTAGCGGCTATAAGTTTGTAAGCACCAACGAAGCTGCTGGTATTGGCTTTAAACCACCATCAGCTAAATGGGCAAGTGCAGGTGGATTCACTACCAGTAAACAGAACCTAGAGATACTTGAAGGTGCTGCTAGGTCGAAAGGCATGGACGATGCTGTAGAGTTCTTGTCAAAGGTGCGCAGACTATCTGCCGTTGACACATACCTATCATCATTTGTTGAAGGTATAAATCTACACACAAAATCTGATGGCAAGCTACATGTACGCTTGTTACAGCATCGCACAGCAACTGGTCGTTTTTCCGGGGCTGATCCTAACATGCAGAACATGCCACGTGGCGGCACGTTTCCTGTAAAGAAAGTATTTGTGTCACGATTTGAAGGTGGTAAGATACTTGAGGCTGATATGGCGCAGCTAGAGTTTCGTACTGCCGCATTTTTATCACAGGATGGAGTAGCAATTGAAGAAGTATCTACTGGATTTGATGTACACTCATACACCGCTGAAGTTATTAGTACCGCTGGTCAACCTACGGATAGGCAGACTGCGAAAGCGCATACATTCGCACCGTTATACGGAGCAACAGGCTTTGGAAGAACACCAGCAGAAGCAGAGTACTACACCCACTTCAACGAGAAGTACACAGGCATCGCAGCTTGGCATTCCCGATTGGCTAAAGAGGCTATAGAAACACAGAAAATACGTACACCAAGTGGCCGGGAATTTGCCTTCCCAAATGTCTCAAGAAAAGCAAATGGTAGGATCACAAACTTTACACAGATTAAGAACTATCCAGTGCAATCCTTTGCAACTGCAGACATAGTTCCATTAGCTTTATTACACATTGAAAAACTACTTGACGGTATGCAATCTTGTGTGGTAAACAGTGTTCACGATAGCATTGTGATTGACGTTCATCCAAATGAAGAACAACAAGTTATCGCATTGATAAATAAGACTAATGATGAATTACCAAACTTAATTACGTTACGATGGGGAATTGTATTTAATGTTCCATTGCTACTTGAATCAAAAATAGGAGAAAACTGGCTTGACACGAAAGACGTATCCTGATATAACTATGAAACTTTTTGCAGAAAAGAAAGGAGAATTTAAACATGACACAACTTACAACAATTGATACTAATAACTTTGCTATGATGGCAAAGGCTATGGGTATTGCAGGCGAGGCAGAGACAGGATCAAAGTCTAGTTCACTGGCAAGGCTGCGCATTAACCACACACCTATTATGGGTACTACTGAATTGAATGGCAAATCAGTCAACATGGAAGTAGTAAACGGTGGTACATATCGTTTGGACATTCCTGATGGACCAAACTATTATGCTAACTCCATTATCATTCGTCCATATATGCAACGCTTTATGTACAAGCGTTTTGTAAAAGGCAATGATAAATCGCCTAACAAATTTATTAAGACGATTATGGCTGATAACCTTAACATCGACTTAAAAGATAATGAGGGTGGTTTTAATTGTGGTAAACCTGCGGGTTACATCAAAGACTTCAAAGCACTTCCAGAAAAAATGCAGGAGCTTCTAAAACAAATTAAGCGTGTGCGTGTTGTTTTTGGAACAGTCGAGATGAAAGACCCAATGGATGATTCTGGTAATCCAGTCACTATTGAAGAAGTACCATTCATCTGGGAAATCGACAATCGTGATGCTTTTAAGCTGGTAGGTGAAAGTTTTACAAAACTTGCCAAATTGAAACGCTTACCTGTTCAGCATCTAATCACTGCTAATACGCAGGAACGTAAGCTGCCAAACGGTAGTAGTTTTTATCTTCCTGTTGTATCTCTTGATGTTACAAACACACTGTCTCTTACAGATACAGAGCAAAACATGTTTGCAGATTTTATGGGTTGGGTAGATAATTACAACACATACATCATTAACACATGGGCAGAGAAAGCAAAGGATGAAATGAGTGATGATGATATTGATGTCGTTGATGGTATGGTCGACATTGATCTTGATGAAGAGGTAGCATAATGAAGCACCCAGCTGAACTGGCACTGCACCAATACATGGAAGATGCAGTAGGTGGTAAAACCACTATGTCTGAAGCAACTATTAAACAGGTTGCTACTGATGTAGCAGAGGCTCTTACCCGCCAGTTTGCTGGTGGCAAAAGCCGGGGCGACTTTAGGTTACGCATGTCAAACATTGGCAGACCATCTTGCCAATTATGGTATGAGAAAAACAAACCTGAAGTTGCCCTACCTTTACCTACCACATTCGTAATGAACATGATGATTGGAGACATCGTAGAGGCTGTCTTCAAAGGTATATTAAAAGAAGCAGGAGTAAAATATGAAGATTCCGATAGCGTCACTCTGGACTTGGATAGCACATCCATTAACGGAACATATGATATTGCTATTAATGGTTCTGTTGATGATATTAAATCCGCATCTAATTGGTCTTATAGCAACAAGTTTGATTCTTTTGAAACATTAAAAGAGTCAGACGGATTTGGGTATGTAGCGCAGCTTGCTGGTTACGCAAAGGCATCAGGTAAAAATGCTGGTGGCTGGTGGGTAGTCAATAAAGCAAATGGTGAATTTAAATATGTACCAGCTACAGGTCTTGATATTGAAGAAGAATTAAACAAAGTAGAAGAGACTATTCAGACGCTTGAAGTAAACGAGTTTAAACGATGCTTTGAGCCAGTACCTGAAAAGTTTAGGGGGAAGGAAACAGGCAATCTTGTTTTGAACAAGAACTGCACATTCTGTTCTTACAGGCATGATTGTTGGCCTGATATGAAAGAGTTGCCAGCCGTAAAGTCTCAAGCAAAGGAGCCAAAAACGGTGGCATATATTAAACTAGCAAAGGAGTACGAAAATGGATAATGAATTTGAACTAGAAAACTTGGCTTCACAAATTAAAGAAGCAGAAAAACAACTAATGGAATTGCGTAAGGAATACCGTGAGCGTAAGACTGCAGGTCTTCGTGCAGCTATTGAAGCACGAAACGAAGCAGACAAAGTGTTACGTGAAGAACTGCGTGCGCTTGGTTATCGTTCACCTTTCCAGTTATGGCGTGACGTTGCATAACGCAAAACAATTTCGTGCCGCACGTAAGTATGGTTATCGCAGTGGGCTAGAGCTATCCCTTTCAAAGTTTCTTAAAGAACTTAATGTAGATTTTGATTATGAATGCATTAAGATTGAATGGGAAGACCTAGCCTACCGCACCTACACACCAGACTTTGTGTTAAAAAACGGTATCATCATAGAAACAAAAGGCATGTTCACTGCTGCAGATAGACGTAAACATTTAGCTATCAAAAGACAGCATCCTAAACTTGACATTCGTTTTGTTTTTGAAAACAGTAGACGAAAACTACGCAAAGGTGCAAAGTCTTCTTATGGTGAGTGGTGCATTAAATATGGATTCAGATATTATGATCGCATCATTCCAGAAGACTGGCTTAAGGAGAAGGGTAAAAACAATCATCCAAAGTTTATTGCATTTAGCGGAAGCAAGATAAAAAGGAGAAAGTAACATGAAACAAAAAGATTTAGCTATGATTGACGATAATGATATGATAATACGTGTACGTCCTTATGAAAATAATGATGGCTCTTGGAATGGGGAGATTGATATATCAATAATTTCACAACCAGAAAATACATTTAGTGATGATGACTATTTTCAAATTATGCATTTCTGTAAAATGATGGCATCAACAGTTCCGATTATGGAAAATAATGAAAAAATAAGAGATATGGTACATGATTATGTTGTGAATGTTGTTGACAGTGTTGTTGAAGTTGTGTTAGAAGATGACTACGAGGATGAAAAACCCACTATTGTTTCTCGTGATAAAAATATTATTTCAATTGATTTTAAGACAAAGGGGAACGCATGAGACATGAAACATATATGAAACAAGCTATGGAACAATCAGACAGTAAACAAATGTGGCCTTCTGAAGATGCAGTTGATATGGTCAATAGCCCACCACATTATAATCAGACAGGCATTGAGTGTGTTCAAGCTATCTCTGCTGCCACTGGTGATGGGTTCAAATATTACTTGCAAGGTAATATAATGAAATACCTCTGGCGTTTTGACTATAAAGGAA